AGGGGATATTTTTTTTCGGAGATAAATTATGCCTATTGGTGGCGGTATTATTCCGGCAACGGGTAGTTCGCAATATACCGAGCTGACTTACGTCACTCGTAGAGCGTTCATCCCCAAGCTGGTTGTTCAACTTTATAACAGTACGCCTTTACTTGCGGCGTTGATTGCAAACAGTCAACAAGCAAGCGGTGGTGTATCCTCAGTAACAGTTCCAGTTCAAGGCTCACAATTTGTGAACGCCCAGTGGTCGGACTACTCTGGTTCATTCAACCAGCCTGCCGTCCAGCAAGGTGCTTACAACGCTGAATTTGATTTGAAACTCATGATTGCCCCAGTACCGTTCCTCGGTATGGAGGGTGCGGTTCAGCAAGACGCCGCAATCATCCCACTCATTGAAGCTCGTATGAATGACGCGACAAACGTCATGATGGATGCGATGGCTACTGCGTTGTACACCAATACATCAAACAATCAGCAGTTCATTGGTCTTCCCGCCGCAGTTTCTTCTTCCGGTACATACGGAAACATCTCCCGTTCAAGCTATACATGGTGGCAATCTGCCCAGTATGCCGCTGGTAACGTAAACCCAACTCGTCAAAACATTCTCCAGTACATTGCTGGAACAGTTAAGCGTGGTGCTGAAGTACCTACATTTGGCGTTTGCGGATTTGGTACTTGGACACTCTTAGCACAAGACTTTGTAGGTCAAGAGCAGTATGTCATCACTCCCGGCAACGGATTTGATGCAGACGGCAACGGTCCTCAAGCCGCTTTCCGTGCTTTGATGGTTGCTGGTGTGCCAATCTATCCAGACCCATATTGCCCAGAGGGTACGGTTTACTTCCTCAACATGAACTACTTGAGCTTATACATCCATGAGCAAGGTTCGTTTGTGTTCACAGGATTTGAGTCCACTCTGCCTAACTGGCAAGTTGGTTATGTTGGCGCTGTTCTCATGATTGCAGAATTGGTTTCTACCAAGCCTAAGACCATGACACAGGTGACGGGTTACAACTCTATTTCACTATAAGGAGGTAAATCATGTCACTTTCACCCAATAAAATCATCCTAGCCAATGCGGCAACAAACACAGCCGGTGCGTACTTTGAAGCATCAAACGTTACTGCAACAACATCCGGTACAACCATTCCAGTTGGTTTGTATCAGTTGTTGCCAACAGCTAACGTTGTGATTCAATTCAACACATCGACTAACCTTGCCTCTCCTTCTTGGACAAACGTTATTTCCGCAAGTGCCGCTGGTATTGTGTGGTCTGATGGCGCAAACGTTCAAGCATTGTCAACAAGTGGTAACGTTACCGTAACGCTGTATGGCTCTAACAGTGGTCAATCAGTTTCCGGCACTTACAACAACGTCTAAGGAGTAACACATGGCTAATCCAGATTCAGTCAGTCAGTTTTACCTTGACAGTTTTGGATATGGTCGTGTGGCTGTTATTCAAGCTACTCAACTCAATACAGCGGGAAATGCTGTTATTGCGCTTCCCATTTTGAACGGTGGCTTGACTAAGGGCGGAGCAACAGCCAATTCAGGCGGAATCATAATCAGAAGAATTACTCTGCAAAATCCGTCTGGTAGCTTATCAAGTGCTTATGTGTCTATTGGAACAACCAACGACGGTGCAAACCTTGTTGTTGCAAATGCCCAAGTGACACTCACAGGAACTGGTTTGTACCAAGATTTGACAATTGCTTCACCTTATAACGGAAACACGGTTGTATCAGGTGCAGTTACTTCGGCTTTGTATGTGAACATCAACACTGTGTCTGGTAACTCCAACACTTGTGATATTCGCGTGTACGGAGACGTTGTAACGTTCTAATTTTTTTTTGATAGGGGATAACTATGTATGTAACGAATAATTGGGAGAAGCCCATAGTTTTTGACTATGCGTTTCAACAATACAGATTTCCGGTGAATCAAACAGTGGAGGCGCCGGAAGAAGCGATTCGACACATATTTGGCTGGGGTGACAATGATAAAGAAGTTTATTTGACTCGCCTTGGACTTATCAAGACAAAAAATGACTTGCCTCAAGGTTTAGAAATTTTGGAGAAAATCCAAATTACTTTGGAACCTCCTCAACAGAATCACTCGTTATCCCCGGTGATGGAAAGAGTACCTCTGCCTTCCTCAAAGAAGGCGGGGGGAAATGTCCCAGCATAATATGGACGTTCAATGGCGCAAACCCTCTCAGGTTATCTTTACTCTGTTAGAAATTTGTTGCATGATGCAAACGCAAATTTCTACACCAACCAGCAGTTAATTGACAACATCAATTCTGCAAGAGAGAGGCTTGTCCGTGATACAGGATGCTTGCGTACCGTTCAAGTCTCGCAAGCACCATGTACCCCAGTCCCCGGTGGTGCATATCCATATAATTGGGTCGCAAATCAAGCTGTCAACCTCGGTGACTATGTTTTTTCAAATATTTTTATTTATCAGGTTACGACTGCTGGTACTTTAGGAACCACAGCGCCCCCTTATCCTAGTGGCTCGTCCACCATTTATCAGAATTACCCACCCAGTACGCCCTTTCAAAACGGAACGGCGTATTTGCAATATGTGGCTCCTTGTGAGCAAATTCAGTATTCTTGCTTGCCAAGTGGCTTGCAAACGCTGGATGTTCTAAATATCAACTTGTACTGGGGAAACACTCGCGTTCCTATGCGCTATTTGCCATGGACCCAGTTCAATGCACAGTTGCGCTTTTGGCAAAACTATATTGGCAGACCTATTTGTTTTTCTGTCTATGGTCAGCAAACTATTTACATCTCGCCAGTGCCGGACCAAGTTTATACGATTGAATTAGACACCGTGATATTGCCAACGCCGCTTGTCAATCTCAACGATGTAGATTCAATCAACGACCCTTATTACTCACCAGTACCGTTTTATGCGGCTTATCTTGCCAAATACTATGAACAGTCTTTTGGCGAAGCCGAGATATACAAGCAAGAATACACCAAGCAAATGCAATCTGTACTGGCAACAACATTTACAAGAAGGATGCCAGACCCCTATTCGAGTCTTTTCTAAATGGCATCAGCAGAGCAAAAAAAGTCTTATCAGGTTGTTAAGCAGTTTAAAGGCGTTAACACCAAGGCTAACCGCACCGCCATTGAAGAAGATGAGTTCTCATGGCTTGAAAATGCCATGCCGGTTGGTTACGCCAACCTGAAGATTACGCCAACATACACCAATACCGGCGTGACTTTTAGTCATACCGTGATTGCTATGTTTGCGGTTAATCTAAACCTGAACGACTATTTGCTTGCTTTTGAGTCAGACGGTTCATGTGAATACGTCAATATTGGTTCTTTATCCAAAGGCAACGTTGCCCCAGCCGGAACATTTAGCACAACCGGCAACATTAACGTCAGTCAATGGAAAAACACCGAGGCTTTGATTCTTGACCCATACAAAGGCTACTTTACTTGGGATGCAACCAATCTAATCTCTGTTGGCTCAGTTTCGGTTATTGGACTCACCAATCAAGGCTCAGGGTACAGCTCTGCACCTTTAGTCACGATTAGCGCCCCAAATAACGCTAACGGCATACAGGCAACAGGGGTGGCAACCATCACAACCGGCGCTGGAACACTTATTTCAACCAACATCACCAACATTGGCTCTGGCTATACGTCGGTACCGTCTGTGTCGGTCAGCGGTGGTGGAGGTTCAGGCGCAACAATTTCAGCCAGTATTCAAAGCGGAAATGTAGTGGCGCTCACTATTACAAACCCCGGCTCAGGCTATACCAGTGCCCCGACCATTACGATTGCGGCGCCTCCTAGTGGTACAACCGCAACAGCCAACGGCGTTGTAGATACCGGCTTGGTAACGTCTGTTGTTTTGACCAATGCTGGAACCGGGTACAACTCTGCGCCAACCATTACGTTCTCAGGTGGCGGTGGTAGCGGTGCATCTGCTGTGGCGGGATACACCACTTTTGCAACTGGCACGGTTTATGTACTCGTTAATACAGGCGGTACAGGCTATGCTTCAGCGCCAACAGTAGGATTTAGCGGTGGCGGCGGTAGTGGTGCGGCGGCAACAGCCATTATTTCAGGCGGTATTGTTACTGAGATAGTAATGACCAACCCGGGTAGTGGCTACACCAGCGCCCCAACAGTGACTTTAACCGGCGGTGGATACACCAATGCGGCAACTGTTACGGCTTATGTGAATAGCACCACCAATGTAGGCATATCGTCGTTCTCAGGGCGCGTTTGGATTGCCCAAGGGCGTACAGTCTTTTACTCTGCGGCGGGGTCTTACAGCGACTTTATAACGGTTTCTGCGGGGTCTGTGGCTATATCGGACTCCACACTGCACGGCAACATTCAGCAATTACTGTCCGCCAACAACTTTTTGTACATTTTTGGGGACGATTCCATCAACGTTTTTTCAGATGTTAGGGTAACTTCTACTGGTTCGACCATATTTACCAACACCAACGTCTCTGCGTCGGTGGGTACCAAGTTGCCTTATGCCATTTTCCCGTACTTTAGGTCAGTGCTGTTCATGAACAACTACGGCGTTTATGCGCTGGTAGGCTCTACCACATCCAAAATCAGTGACCCACTGGACGGTATTTTCACAAATATTGACTTTACTCGACCCGTTTACGCTGGTCAGGTTCTGATTAACAATATTTTGTGCGCCGCATTTAACTTTTACTACACCGGCGGCGCTGGAGTTAGTTCATCTAATCGTTATATTCAAGCTGTCTTTTTTGAGAAAAAATGGTTTTTTACCAGCGTAGTCAACAATCTTGACTTTATTGTTTCTGCGCCAATTGGCGGAAAAGTAGCTTTATTTGGTACCGACGGAACTAATTTGTACCAGCTTTATAACGATACAACTTCAGGCATTAACAGTTACGTTCAAACAGCTTTAATGTCTATGAAAGACAATATTCGCACCAAGCAAGCGCTAAAGATTGCGGTTGAAGCGACTTTGTTGGAAAATGCAACACTGAGTGTCACGGTAGATTCTGAGCAAGGCTCAAGCCCAGCTTATACATTAAGTAATATTGTTACTTGGTACAACATCTACAACACAACAATTTCTTGGAAAAACAACGTATCCACAGTGATTGGGTGGTCTGGTGGAACAGGATATACGCTGTACAAGACAGATGCGTCTCAGTACGGCAAGTATTTGGGTCAAACGATACAGTCGTCTAATCCCGGATTTGTTATTAACGGTTTTGAATTTGAACACGAATTAAGAGTGAGGTTCTAATATGTCTGGTGTACCTTATACCTTTGCTAATGCAACGACAACTATTGCGCTGTCTAATCTTGACGCTAACTTTAATACGCCAGTAACCATTGGTAACACAACAGTTGGTCTTGGCAACACAGTCACAACACTCGGAAACGTAACGCTTTCCAATCCAACAATAAGCGGAGGAACTCTTGCAACTCTTGGTAATACTGCAATTACAGGAGGAGGAACAATTACAAGTATTGGTAATGTAACTCTTGCAAATCCAATTCTTACAGGTATTAGCAACAACATTACATTTGCATCTGGAACAAACGGTATTGTTTTTAACAATTCTGGGGCTACTACAAACAGTACGCTTAATGACTATGAGACAGGTCTTTGGACTCCAGTATTAAGTTTTAGTGGTAATACAACTACTTTAACTAATGGCGGTTGGTATGTAAAAATTGGAAGGTTAGTTTGTATTAGTTTTAATAACCAAACAATTGGATTTAATGTATCTGTTGGTACAAGTGAATTATCTGTTTCTAATTTTCCTTTTTTAGCCGCAAGTAATGCTACATATTTTTATTATGGACCTGCTCAATTTACTATAAATCCTGTATCTCAAAGTTATTATGACTATTCATATGCAGGGCGTGGAGCTCCAAATGGACAATGTAACTTTCATATAGTAAATCAAGCTATCAATACTGGGGACCCAGTAAACTTTCAATTCACCTATTACGCATCATTCTAAGGAGTCATAATGACATTAGCATCAATAACAAAAGTAGACCGTGTAGAAGTTTTAGAAGATGGAACATTGCAAGTTCGTCAAGCTGAAATCATCACCAAAGACGGTGTAGAGGTTGCCCGTAACTTCACAAGATGGGTGCGTCACCCTGGTGATACAGGAGCACAGACAGACCCAACTCCAGTACCAGCTATTGCAACGGCTGTTTGGACTTCTGAGGTAGTGTCTGCTTATCAAGCTGCACAAGCAGCAATATTGGCGCAAATTCCATCGGGACAATAAAAATGTCAGTATCAGCGCCATTCTCCCCTTGCGGTAACACAGTAGTCATCTCTGCAACAACTACTGCGACAAGTCCTGTACAAGTACCGTCTAGTACGCTTGGCGGCAATCAGTACAGAATTATCAACAGCGGCTCTGTTGTTGTGATTCTTGGCTACGGACCTACTTCGGCATTGGCAAGCGCTGGTGCGGCGACTATTCCCTCATCAACTCAGGCTAACTGTTTGCCTTTGTTGCCGGGAACAGATGAGATTATTACGTTTGCGCCTAATGCTTATTTCTCAGCAAATTGCACAACAGGCAC